TTATACCATTTAACACAAACAACCAATCAATAATTGTTACTAGGGTTCCTGTAAGACCATAAAAATCGCTTTTTTTGTCTTCAAACTGTATTAAATCTTTAAATGCTTTGTAAAATCTTTTTTCGTCGTCTGTTATTGCTTCTTTATCTATTAATTTCTTTTTAATTTTAGCCAAGAGACATGTCGCTATAGATTGCCTTTGGCCAACTTCAAATGTTCTATATCTGTTTATAAAATAAGAATAGTCTTCTGATTTATAATCGATTAAATTTTCTAAGGTATCAGATACAGCATTCGTAAATTCTGTAATACCTGCACCTGCCGCAGCACCAATCCCAGCCCCAGCGGCTGTCACTCCAGTAGCCCAAGCCCACAGAGCCTTTCCGGTGAAAGCAGCAACCCCTATCGCACCAAGATACACCACCGCAATCGCCCCAGCCCCGGCAGATACTGCTATAAGACCATATCCCGCCCAATTTAATTCAAAAGAAAAATTAAAAAATTCTTCGGGAGTTATCTGGCTAGAAGAGGCACCTTCTCCTTTATCTTCCAATACTAATTCTATTACACCTTGAGACATGTTATATCACCTGCAAGGTTTCGGAGAGATTTGTAGGAATCTTGATGGTCTCTCCAAGATCAATGTGGTTTTCTGTTGGCTTGTTGTTGAAAGAAGCAATAACCCACCATAGTTTTGGATCGGAGTAATACTTTGAAGCTAGCAATTGAAACGTATCACCATATTTCCAAATATATGGTTCGAATCTTATCTTTTGCTTTTCGCTTTCGTCAATTTGTCTAAATCTTTTAGATCGAAATTGAGTTAGACTCTTAATACCTTTTTTGTCAAAAGTATCTTTGTACATATCATCTTTATTTGTCGCTTTTCTGTTTTGTTTATATCTAGACATATTTTATCCTTAAAATGGGAAATTATCCTGTGGACCTAGCCAATCACCGGTATTTGCGTCAACACCTAAGTCGGAATCATGCAATACACTAAGTGTAAAGGAGAGTTCAAAGTTCTTAGCATAAAAGTTTCCACCACCCTCGGCAAACATTCCCAAGCTTAGGGTCGGTTTAAATGATATTCCATCAATATACCCCAAAAGACCTTCTGTCCCGTCTTGAGATCTAACTAAATTACCAAACTTTACACGAAGCAAAGGTGCTTTGGCCATGGTTCTAACATTACTAGAAGCAAAGTTACTAGTTGTAGTGGTCTCACCAGAGACAGCATCAAAAGTATCGAATGAAGTCACAACAGAATTTCCTGCTTCACCAGTAAAAACTTCTGCTGACTTTAGGTAAGCTGGGTATAGCATCTGAGAGAATTTTGAGAATTTTGTTTGATTCTCTTTGGCCTCGGCTACTGAAGCCGCCGGCACATTAAAAGAAAGAGCAACAGTTCTCTTGGTATTTTGAAAAGAAGCAATGGGGTCCATTCTTCCAAAAACATCTTCGGAGTTCCAACTGGACTTGAAGTCTTGGGAGATATTTGTAAGAAAAGCAGGAAATGCTACCTTACGAGAACTTATCATACTTTTTATTTCAAGTTCTGCACCGGTTGAGTTTACATAGCTCTGAACTAAATCTCTATACGTAGCCATTATTTATTCCCCATTGAAGTTTTATATACACCTTTCTCAATCAATCCATCCATCGCATCACCATCTATCTTAATAACTATGTCTGCATTGAAAACATTCTTGATTTGATCTGCTAGAGAATTGATTGTTTGCATTTGAGTAACAGAACTCTTGGTCATGAGACTGGCTGATTTACCAGTCGTTATCAAGGCAATGTTTTCAAGTTCTGCCTTGATGTCTGACTTATCTACTTTATCCAAAAATTCTGCTAGTGCTCCCATTCTTTGTGAAAAAACTAAATCCACAGCGATATCAGCTGTTCCGCTGAGGGCACCCATAAGTCCGGCTATTTTTTCTAGTCCAGCCATAGAATCTATAAAAGTAGCCAATCCAAGAGCAGCAAGTCCAATGCCGGCACCAATCATAAAAGCTGCTGCGCCTACTGATAATAATACTCCAACAGCAGCAGCTGTGAGAATACCTTGTGGTCCGGTCACCAAGCCTATTAGAGCAGACATTAGTACGGCAAACGCGATTGTAAAAGCAACAATCCCAACAGTAGCAGCAATAAGTTGCTCTCCCGTTAAATTTGCGAACGCTTTAACAAACTCAGCCATTCCAAGAGCAGCAAGTCCAATACCGCCACCAATCATAAGCACTGCTGCACCCATAGCCATCATCGGCCCAACACCAGAAGCAGTGGCTTTATTAACCAGCATTTGTGTTTTGAGTTTAGATCTCTGTACCATTTGCAGCCGCAATTCTGCTGATGCCTGTGCTTGTGTTAAAGTATTCTTGGTAGTTTTTTGACCAATATCAATCAAGTCAGCAACCTTTTCTTTTGCTTGTAATCCTAGTTTTGTAATCTTCTGGGCGATTTCTGTCTGTCCAAGGGTTGCATTATATAAAGAAGCCGCAGCTTTTTTTGTTAACAACCCTATGTTCTTAAGTAACCCAAAAGAAACAAAATTCAGCATTTTTCCTATACCGCCTAAACCTGTTGCAAATAAAAACAATCCAGCCATCCCGCCTACAATAGTTCCGAAATATCCTTTGGTAAAATCATCTAGCTTTGTTATACCGTCTAGTACAAACTGAAGCACTGTTCCCATTGCCTCTAATGCTGGAGCAAAAGCTACCGCGAACTCTCCCAGAATCAATTTTAATTTTTCTAGGGTTGGAGTTACGTCTTTCATTACTTTATCAAATTCTGCTTGGGCATTCGTTGATTGTTTCATTTGAGCTTCGTAGTTTTCATATTCCGACATAGACATACCAAAGATTTTATTTGCTTCTGCCATGTCTGTGATACCAGCAGCATTTGCAATAGCTTTCTGTGTGAACTTATCCATTGATCCAAATGATTGACCGGTTGCTTGAGTTGTGCTGATTAGTGTCTTTATTCTTTCGTCTTCAGTCATCATTAACATTTCTGTTGCTGATAATTGAGAACCCAAGATAGAGTTAAGTTTTCCAGCACCTTCTGCCGCACCAGCAAAAGTATCAAATTTCTCAACCATTCCTAAAAGTGTTCCTGTTTCGACACCAGCGGCTTTTGCTGCCGCTGCGATTCCAGTAAACACATCTATTGATTTATCTCCATATACAGCAAGGGTTTTTAGAGAAGCATCATAATCTGATAACATTTTGGAAGTTGTTATACCTATTTTAGTTCCCATCATACCAATTTTCTTAGAAGCAGCAAGAGCCTCGGTGCCGGACATTCCCATAAATTTGTTCATGTTATTTAACATGTCTGTACTTTGTTTCGCTGATACTCCGAGTTTCCCTAGGGAAGCAACCCCCAACGTTAAGTCCTTTTGAACCCCTGGAGCACTTCTGTGAAAGTCGTTGAAACCGGCTAACAACCCAGCCATAGCCTCTCCACCCTCAGCAGCTGTGATGCCAAATCGATTCCCTTGTTTTTGAACCTTTATAAGAACATCGTTATAACTATTAGCCAATCCTGTTGTCGCTGCAAATTTTGCTGAGGCATTATCAAACTGTGTTGCCATACTCAATGTGGCTTTAGCTACGGTGTTAAAGGCGGCAGTTGCTAAGTTCTGAACATTAACAACATTTTTAAAAGCCAAAGAGAATTCTAAAACACCCTCTGTAGACGTTAACATTCTCTTGGTAAGATCCCCAAACCGAAAGGCAACATTTTTAGTGGCCATCCCAGACTTTAAAAGACCATAAGTCATACTAGATAAAAACCCTTCAGCGTCTTTTGAGTTTTTTCTTTGCGAATCAGATAAAAGTCTATATTCTTTTGTCTCTTCACGTAATTTTACTATAATCTCATCAAACTGTGCCTTCTCTTGCTCTCTTGTAGCTATTTTGTTCTCTGCTTCTTTTATCTCCTGCTGAACTTGCTTTAATCTTTCTCCTTCTGTCTTAAGAGCTTCTTCTCTCAATTTTTGTAAATTTTTCTCCTCGGCATTTAAAGCTTCTTCAGTATCACGTACAGCCTTAAGTGCCTTGTTATAGGCATCAAAAGCAGCCGCCATGTCACCAGCATTAGCTTGCCTCTCAGCTTCTAGAGCCAATATGAGTCTTTGTTCGGATATCTCCTCTTTCGTCAGTTCAACGCTTTCTCCCTTGAGTTTTTTCATTTCTTTTTCAAGTTCAATACGTTGTTTCAGTAGTTCATTTTGCTTCGCCAACTGTTCGGGGGTTTGTTCACTCATTTATTATCCCTCATGCTTGAAAGGCCAGGAGACACTTGTCTCACTTTCAAACTCCGATATTGATTGGTCTAGCTCTGCTTTTCTCTTCATGGTCATTGGGTGTTCTTTTCCCATTTCCATTATCGCGTCTAGATAAAATTTTGTTCTTGCGACTGCTTTAATATAAGACTTAACTTGCTCTGGGTGTCCTTTAATAGAAAATTTCTTTTCATTCTGTTCTTCTTTCATGAGAGCAGATAAATTAATCAAATCAACATCAATTCTAAAATCAACTCCATACATCGCTTTTAATATATCTTTCGTTATATTACCTACTACGGCTTGTAGAGAGGTTTCTCTCAACAAATTAAAATCAATACTCTTCATAAAAAATCCTCTTTGTAACATAAATAGTTTTATAAAAGAAATGCCCTATAAGGGCACTATATGTTTTATCTCTTAGTTTTTTCATACTCTTTCTTTTCATCTTCTGCTTGTTTATTAAGCCTCTTAATCCACCACAATCTTAAACCCACAGGGAGATTATATGCCTCTATAAAAGACCATCCTCCAAAATGCTTTAATATGAAAAACTGCTCATAGACTTGCTCCATATATTTAGGAGTCAGGCCAAAAAAAGTCCGCATTAAGCGGAACCTCCAGTTCCTGCTGATGTCCACAAGATTCACATTCAAAAGCGCTTTTAATTTCAACGTTTGGATTGGCTATTCTATAACACTTCTTCAGATGAAAAGAATCAGAAGACAACATAGTATCAACAAATTGATTAATAAGAGAAACTTCACTATACCCTTCTACACTTACTATAATCTTTTTAAAATGACCTGTTACTGTTTTGGTAAGTCCTTTAATTCTTGTTTTCTTTTTAGCCAGCTTCTCAGAAACCATAGCCATTTCATCTTTACCGGTTAATAGTCTAAATTTTACTTTATATTTTGAAGCCGGCATTGTAGTCTGAAAATAACCATCCTCAGTTCTTACCATACTATCCTCTTCACTTTCCATACTTTCTTTGATGACAGGCTTATCTAAGTCAAAAACATGTTTACTTTTTGCCTGACAGTTTGGGCAACTCACCTGAGTCTCATAAGCATTTCCATATCCCGAAGAGCGCGCTGCAATGATCATAGCATTTCTGTCACCAGAATACATAGAAGATGGTGAAACTCTTTTATCTACAATAACATTTTCCATGAATCTCTCAATAGCTAGTCCTTTTTTAAGCAACTGTTCCGAGGATAAGATATCTTCATCTTTTGCGGTCATGAAATATATTTCAATTGTTTCTTGTCCGTGTAGCGGATGTCCTTCGGGGTATGAACCACCAGAAGGCAATGTTACAAACTCTGTTGGTCTTACGAACTTTAAACCAGGAGTTTCTGCAGGTGCTTCAGGAGCTTGATCTTTTGCTCCGAAGCGATTTTGATTATTTCTCATTTTTACCTCTTTGTTAATCTGTTAATTCAGCTTCATCGTATGAAACTGTTATTATTATTTCTGAAAGTGTTTCGACTTCATAGGACAATTCTCCGCTGTCTACTGAAGTGATTATAGCATTTTTAAGTGTCCATTTTTCTAAGAGACCGCCATCTGCATCTAATTGTTCTATTACAAAATCTTTTATGATTTTATCTTTTGCTATCCCATCTTTGGATTTGTCAAAAGAATATCTGGATTCTTTAATGAAAGAATATAACATGTGTTGTTTTGTTGGGCCACCCACAGCCATATCATTCTTAAAGTCTATAATCCTTATAATAACATCTTTCCATGATAAGATACCGGGATATTTTATCTTATGATTTATCAGTGTATATTCTTCTTTGCTGATCTCAAAAGAAGGCTTGGTAGCAGATTTGGCCCACCACCAATATCCCTCTTCGTAATAAGGACTTGCTGGAGAACCAGCATCCATAATACGAAACCGGTAAGGTCTTACCGGCTCTATAATATCTTTTTTCTCAGACCAAAAAGCCATCTATTCTCCGAAAATTATTGTGTTGGGGGAAGTATAGTATTACCAGTTAAAGGATCAAATGTATCAATTTCTTCTCCAGTTACAGGATCGTATTTCATACATGTTGCCCAGTCATACTTCATCTTCATATCTATTTCGCGTAGATCGTCGCCCTCATATACAAACTCACCAAATTCTACACCGGTCAAGAAAGGATTATTAAGAGTCCATTTCTCTAGAGCTTGTCCTTCAGCATTTAATTGAGTAAGGATAACACCTTGAATATTAGCACCGATTGCTGATTTTTTCTTAGACATTGTAGCAAATGAGCCATTTTGACTAGCTGGTACAATATATCCAGAGTTCATAAGAATTTTGTGTGTTGCAAAAACTGCATCTGGTGATACTGGGTCTACCATTTTTACACTGATCTCATTCCACTCAACGTGTCCTGGGAAATGATACTGGTTATCCAAAAACTTATGAGTTACTGAGGTAACTGTGTAAGATGGAATCGTAGCTGATTTAGCATACCAGACTACCGAAGTAGTGGTATTTGGTAGATCTCCAAAAGCCATGATTTGTATTGCAAACCTATATTTTCTTTTAGGTTCTATAATATTTGATTTTTCACTCCAAAAAGTCATTATGTTGTTCTCCTATATGTATACATAACTAGTGTCAGGCTAGAATTCTACGCCTGTTCTTGTGACGATAAAGTCAATAACAATGTATTCAATCGCTCTTGCGGGCTTAACAAATACTTTTGCGTATAAGATATTTCTATCAATTAAATCGTCTGTTGTTGTGCTGGTATCCAAAACCAACTTATAATCTGTGATACCAAATCTTGTTTTTACACTTGAAAGAAGTGGATCAGCTTGTGACAGGAATCTATTCCATGTTGCTTGAATATTTTGTTCAAAAAGAATTGTATCAGCAATCAAGCCAACTTTCTTTTTAAGATAAATCATCAAACGACGAACATTAATTCTATCTAATGCAGATGGTGTTTGTTGAAGTGTTTTCTGACCGAAAATAACGATCTCTCCAACAGCAGGGAATCGAGCAATAGGGTTAACATTGACTTGATATAGCTCATCTCTTTGTTTCTTTGATAGGGTCTTAAGTGTACCGATAACTCTTGGGCCATTGTTTCCACCGAGAACACTGAGTCCACCGCGATTAAAACCAGCAGGAGCAAACCAAGGACCATCAGAATTAGCTTCTGAGAAAGCCATAGCTCCAATTGCGCCAACTGATGGAGGAACAATAAGAATCTCATCATTTCCGGAAAGTGTGTCGCGGAGTTTCAAGCGAGGTGCATAAGTTGCAGCATAACTTGTATTTAAATCGCGAGAAGAAGCCTGCGCTAATATACTACTAACTTCTCCACCACTTCTGATACCAGAGTTTTCAAAGGTATCCAAGAAAGAATCATCCATGTCTATAACGACCATAGCGTCACCTCTTTCTTCAATTTTACGAATCATCTTGTTTTGAAGCCCTGAATCAGTCATGCCTGGTATAGATACTACATCATATCTAATAGATTCTGGATCTGCTGCTATTTCAATAGCTTTATCCATAGTGTAGTAAGCATAGTTGCTTTTAACTGTTTTTCCGCTAAGAATAACAGCACTTGAGAAAGGATCAACTTGTGTAATGTCAAGTCCGTCACATCCCCCGAATAGAGGAACGTTGAATTGCTTGACTCCTTTATCCAACAATCCTTTGGTGCCGGAGATGTTTGTATATGTATAAGATGTAGTAGCTGCTAAGGAACCAGAATCCCAAAACCACAATCCATTGGCATCTTCTCTCATTTCGTCTAGAGTGAAAATTTGACTAACTTCTGTAGAGTTTGCAGTTACATGAGCATCTAGGCCAGCTGGTAAACCGTTAGCGAAATCTGAGTAGTCTCCACTACTCCATGCAGTTTTGTTTGAGGAGTTTGAGCTACCCCATACATGTCGCAGTCCGTGAACATCTGTGTTATTGTAGTTTCCGCCCATCTTAGAGCTTTGTTCTGTAAGTCTCAAATCTGGAAAAAGGAAAGAAGCCGTCATATCAACAGGCATAGAGGCAAATAGATCAGCATCTGCGGCAGTACCATAATTGTAAGCATTACCTTTTACCCAAGCATGCAAATGAGCATCATCACCATCAACACCGGCAGTACTAGTAATACTAGAAAAATGGTTGGCTCCGTCTCCACCAGGAGTGGGAACAGTTAAATGAGGTGTAGGTGTCTTTGCTGTTATGAGCAGAGTTCCGTCGCCGGTGGCTGGAGCTGTGTACATTCCCAATGTAGCTATCAATGCTAAAATTCTATCAGCTGTTGGAATATTACCTGGTGTATCACTGACACCAAGATCTGCTGTATTGCTGGAATTGAAAGCAACATCAGAATCAGCAGCGAGTTTTGACCCATTAAAAGTAAAAGTATGTGTTTCTCCGTTTAGCACTAAAGTTACTTCATCACCAGCGTTTGGGGTGGAGTCTAGGGTCGCACTTAAAACAGCCAGAGTTCCGAGATCATTTTCAGTATCTCCGAATGTATGAACCCCAGAGGAACCATAAGCTAGAGTAAATCCTTTGATTCTAGAAGGTCCGTAGAAACCAAATGGTAGAGCATAACTATCAGATAGTCCAGCCTTCCATGCATCAGACATTTCAATACGAACATAGTTCGAACGATTTGGGTAATCACCAGTAATATTGAATACTTTGTTTGTAGTATCCCATACACGATCTTCATCACCAATTTTCTTAAGAATGAAATTAGCTGAGGCTTCATTTAGATTAAGGTTTGCGAATGTTTCAATAGCATTTCCCGCAGCGTCAATAACACTTAGAGAAAAAGAAGAATCTGGTTTACTTACAGTACCCAAGTTCAAGTCATGAATTTTAATTCCGTAATTTTCTTGTATCCATTCGCCCTCGTGAAGAGAAACAACACGGAAAAGCTTCGTAGCATCTTGTGCTGACCAAGTACTTGGAGTACTACTAGGATTATCATTTCTGGAAATAATCCAGCCAGACTTAGCAGCAGACGCTTCCTTTAAATTAGACAAGTAAGATGTAGACCCAGAAACTAGAGGCATTAGAATACCATATTGTTGACCTGCGGAAGAAGATACATCATCCACCAATTCTTTAACAGCCTGTTCAAAAGTCTCACCGACAAAGTAAGATTCAGTTGTGGCGAAGTTAGTTGAATTAATTTTTTGTGGATTAGTATTCAGTACATCTCTGATAAATCCTTGTTTTTGATCTGGACCAAAGTGAAAAGTGTAAGTTTCATAAGCACTATTTGAAGACCAAATATCAAGTTTGAAGGTACTAGGTCTTCCGGAAGCTTGTGACTTAATTAATTGAGCTGTAGAAGAAGTTACAACACTTCCTCCTGCTGGAATCCCTCTAAGAGTAGCAGCAGATCCTGTTGTGTAAATTACAGCAGCAAGAGAACCAGTAGCACCGGCAGTAACAGAAGCAGAGGGCATAATGAAAAGACCATAAGCATGGGTGTTTTCAATAGCAGTGGCGGGTGTATTAACAAGTCCACCAAGGTTCCAACCAGCCTTTGTGTCGGAAGCTTCTGAAGCAGAACTCTGCTCTCCAAGTAATCGTATAAATGTTACTGGGGAAGTTTTTGAAGCCAAATGCGCCTGTGCTGCATAAGCTGCGTAAGTTGGTCCATGGCGATTACCATCTCTCCAGACATCAACTTTAGTCCCTGGTTTACCAGCTTGTGGTGCACCAAAAATCTCAATAAAACTGTCAAGATCTTTAACTTTTACCGGTTTCATTGCTGGTCCTTTCAGGGAAGTACCAATCAAAAGGATTCCATCTTCAGTTGTTTCTGCTGGAATCTGGCTCTGGTCAATCTCGTTAAGTTGTACGCCTGGTGAGGCAAAATCAAATTTTCTAGCCATTTAAATTCTCCTATATAAATGTATTCATGAGTAAATAGTACAATAAAAGCTCAAACTACTATTCTCTATATTTGTTATTTTTCTTTTTCCATGGAAGTTCATCCCCGAGTACAACTCTTTCTCTGGATATCTTGATCTCAACAACAGTTTCTCTCTTGGTAACTTTCGGTTTGTCTCGGTTAGTACCCTCTCCGGTTAAGTATCCTAGTACCTTGATCATGACCTTAGTTTCGAACATTCTTTCTTCTTCTCCGATATTAGTTGAGTTTTGATTTTCGTTAAAAGAAGAGTCTATAAAGGCTTCATATCTATGATTGTCTATTGTATAAAAAAAGGAATTACTTGGAGAGTTTCCTCTTAATTTTATAAATGGAGCTAAAAGATCGTTCATTTGTTGTTCGTATTCTGTTCTCAATGTGATTGTATATGAAACGTTCATATATACTGGTGTCGGTACATAATATTCATCATATACAATCTTCTTATTTTTATAACGACCAGTCTCATCACCATTCTTAATTGATTTAGCTTTGTCTTTGTTGGCAAAGTTCCTAGTTTTTTCTTGATTTATTACACTGGCGATCTTAAAGCTTCCACCTTTATAGTCTGCTTGTTCAAATAAATTCGGTTTTATAGCTCCTTGAAAACCAGTATCTAATTCAAAGTTCTCTCTGTTGATAGACATCAAAGGAAGTCTGAGTTTACCTACATTATCTCGTAATTCTTTATTATTCTTTATTTGGTAAGATCTTTCTGCACCGAGCCATATAACAGGTACTTTTTCATACCCTTTGTTTGTTTTCGTATGAAGATTCAAGTCTTCATCAACATATCTGAACAACCCAAGATCAATTGTCTCTAGAGAAGAGGGTTGTAGTCCTAATTCGTTTCCAATTTTTTGCATTTATTCATTACTCCGCGTTAAATAATCCATCTCTAGCTCTTATACACTCTGCGTGTACTTCAAAACGATGATCAACTTGTCCAAACAGCAGTTTTGGCTCAATGAGTTTTACAATCTCATAAAACACCTCTCCATATCTGACGAAATCACCTTCTCTAACTAAAAGATCTTGATCTTCGGTCAATCTTCTCTTATGAAACATGACTTTTATCTTTGTTGCTTTGTCTATAGACATATTTTCCAAAAAATTTGTCTCAATCCCTTGGTATTCTACTAATGCCGAGACTCGTACTGGTGGATAAAAGGTTTTTTCTATGGCTTCTCCATATAAAGGGTGAAACTGAGTATTATCGTAATCTATTCCGAAGTATAAGATTTCTTGACCAACAACTCTTTCAATAATCTCATCATTAACTTGCTTAACAAGGTCTCTTTCCTTTTTCCCAAAGAACATTGGAGGAGGAGGTGCTGCTGGTTTTTTCCATTTGTTATCTTCTGACATGGACTTTTATCCTCTTTTTGTTTTCTGTTATATTTTGTTGCCCTTTTAGCTTATCTGCAAGGTATCTCTCAAGTGCTGCGAGGATTCTTTCATTAATATCATCTATGCTAGCTTTGTTCTTAAGAAAGTAAGCAGTTTTTTGTAGTTTTTGTACAGGATAATCAGTGAACATACTAACACCGGCCTTCATTTCTATTACATCGGCCTGATCTAACTCTTCTGGTTTTAAATCCCCACCGTCTTCATATGACATCACAATATTGGGATCTTTTTCTTTGTCCCAAGTGTCTTGGTTTAGTGCTAGTTTACCTGCGAGTTCGTCGCTGCTTGTAACAAGGTTTAAAAAGTCTGCTATGTGTTTATAGCCCGCTTGTTTCATATTTTCTGGGATTTTATCTTTAATTTCCATAATGTCTAGACTTGTGTAATCCTCAAAGGAAATAGACTCAAGGTATTCTCCACCAAAATAGTCTGTTTCTCCCATCTCTCGTTCGTCTTCATTCCACCAAGAATCATCGGGGAGATTAAAGTCTCGCATAACATTCTGAACATTGTGTCTTTCTGCTTCTATGACTCCATATTCTTCTAATTGATATTCTATTAGCTGAATGGCTCCATCTTCATAGTAATGATCAAAAACATTAAATTTTTCAACAATATCAGGAAGATTTGTTTCCAAGCCGTCCACATAAGAGGTATCATCAAAATCGTTTCCATCATAAACCAATTGAATTTGCCACCTATTTTCATCATATTTTGAAACAAAAACATTGTCAGTTTCCGGAAGACCGTAATAATCCGGAAAATAACTATCAGCAGCATCAACCACAGCATTACCAATTTCCGAATCGTTTGTATCTGAGGGAATATTCATTTGAAAAGTTACTAATAAACGCCACCGGTAGTATGGTTCACCATCATAATCTTCTTCTACATCCCAAGTACATGAGACAAAGCCACCGACGGTATTGTGAATATTATCAAAGATTTCATTCAACCTTTGACTCATAACCTCAGTAGTGTTCTGTCCGATTGTACCCATTAAGGCTTCTTCTACGTCTGGTTCATACCTAACAGCACTTCCTTGAAGCACAACATCTCTATTATATTTACGAAACAACATCGGTAAAGTTTGTGCAACAGAATGACCTGAGTCTTGATAACTTCCGCCGTATCTTGTAAACTTAGACAAAAAGATTGTTGGCTTGCCCAAGTCTTCTGAGCCTTGCTTGATAATCTCTTTAATTTCTTTTTCTTGTATTTTAGATACTTTATCAGTAACAGCATCTACAAATCCTGGATATTGTGGGCCGTAAATTTTTCCTTGTGGAACAGCAAGTCTAACAGGCTCAGAATTTTCGTCTTTATGAAAAGTAACATTTTTGATTCTAATTCTGGAGGTGGGCACTAATTCTCCAACATCTGGTCGTTTTTTATCATAAAAAATCTCTTGGTCATCCATGTTATCTAAGGACTCTTGTGTTGGCGGGAACATCTTAAAGTCTTTTGCTGGTATAACATAAGCAATCATTCCGTTCCCATAGGCTTCCGAGAGAGCGCACTTATTATACTCATCAAATCTATCAAGTCCTTTCTCGCTTGGAAGAGAGTGACAAGATTGAATTCCTTCGTGGTCTGACATTCTAAATACATCAACAGGGTGACGAGAATAAATTACATAATTTTTTACCAAATACTTATCGATGTTATTCATCAAGTCTTCCATAGAATCATTAACATAAGTTGAATAGTTCTCAAAAGATTAAAAATTTACACCGATAGCATTGAAGAAAAATTTCAATTTACCAGCAGATCTTTTTGAACCAAGCCAATAGACTTGAGCATCGTAAAACTTCATTATTTTTCTGTATTCGTTTGCTGTGTGTTTTATATTCGGATCAGTTATATCGGATGGTAGTGTATATTTTACATCGGCTGGAAGTTCATCTAGTTTACCTTCTTTTGCAGCATCTGCATACCTCTTGGCTGCTGTGAACATTTCTGCTGCGGCTTCTTTTAAAAGCTTAGCTCTGCTGCCTTTTGCAAAATTAACAATTCCAGCCAGAACTTTTGGTAGATTTAGGGTTACACTTTTTCTAGAAACACCCAATTCTCCCTTACCATTTATAAAATGTGTCACTTTTGTCTTTGTACACAGAATCTTTCCATCTTTGGGGGAAGCAACATCCCATTTAAATTTTTTAAGTGCTTTCATCGTGACACCAAACGAAGTATCCTCAGACATCGAAGTAAAAGGTTCAATAATTCTGTAAGAGTTTCCGAAGATATTACTGAAGGGTAACTCACTAATTGGAACCTCCAAAGCATCATTGAGATATTCAATCTCTTGCTCTGTTGCTTCGTTTATTTCTTGTTCTCTTAAGAACTTATTCCAATTTTCTAATAATAATTTCATTTTTTTATCCTACAAAAATTCCGTTTGGTACATCGGCCATAATATCCTTTGCATTCTCAGTCATTATCTTATCTGCTTCTAGAAGTTTCGGATACGTTATTTCGTCAAGTATTGTCTTTAATTCGTCGCGAAGAGCGTCTTGCTCTGCCTTGGCCTGTCCCAATAAGTCCGACGCGTTTAAACTAATATTTTCCCCAGGAATTGGAACGTTTCCACCAAACTTTCCTCTTATCTGACCTAGCGTTTCTTTTGAAAGAGCAAGAGCGAATCTTCTGATCCATTGATGACCGATTGAGTTGATATTTTCGTATGGAATATTCTCAAAGGGAAGGGTGTTCATGTTGTTTACACCGTTTTGTCCGCCATCATTATCATCTTCCCATATTTCTTGACTATCAACCGTGAATCTAAACCAAATTTTTTCCTGAGATACACTATCCGGAGTTGGATAGAGTCTCAATTTGTTGTTGATGACTTCATAGCTATAATGAGAAGTTCTCGTATAGAGGTGATCTTCATACTGCATGGCTTGAATCTTATTTTGCCAAGCCGGTATAACTTGGAAAGAGGAGTCATCGGCATATTGTCCATATGTATTCATATCACCGGTTACATTAAGACCTCCATAATATCCATAGAATCTCCACATTTGTCGTGGAGACATATAAAACACATCACGAATCTTTATTCTTTTATCTCCTACTTT